CCAAGTTCCTGCTTGTACTCCAGGATGGCGTTTTTACGCAGGGGCAAATCGGGTACCCCTTTGCAAACACCATAGAAGCAAACCTGGCCGTCCTAGGCGTCGGAAGCCCACCAACCATGTGCCTCGGGCAGGGAGCCATCAGTGCTGGCACCTCCAAGGATTTCTTGACCCACGATCTCCTGTGCACTCGGGAGATAGGCCAACGCTACCGTGGGACCGATCATGTCGGCCGTCACCTCGGCAGTAAACCCCTGTCTTTTCGCCCACTCTATGGCGCGGGTCCTCAACGCTGAGACAAGCGTAGGACCGCGGCGCCTAAAAGTGGCGTAGGTAGCCAAACGGGCCAGGAGTTCCGGGAACAAACGGAAACAGGTGCCTCCGTGCACCGCGTTTACGTACGCATGTTCTACGGTCCTCTTCTCCTGACCCTCACCAATGGTTTGTTTGAGAGTTCCCCCACCCAGGAACTTCGTCACGCCGCCGCGAGCAGCTACAAGAGCAGCCGCAGAAGGGTGAGCGAACTCAGCGGAGAGGTCTGGTGTCCACCGTCCACTGAGAAGCCCGCCTAACCACAGCCGCGCTTTGTCCGGGTTCAATGACAAAACCCAGCGCGCGCGTTGCCGCAACCTGGCACCAGCCGGTGCCTCGGACACTTTCCTGATGCCCGGATCCACTTTTACTCGAGCAGCTTTCTCAAGGCTGGCACGAGCGGAACCCACTGGAGGGGCCCAATGTACTCGCTGGAGTGGATTAGGACCAGCGAGATCAGCATCAACCTTGCGGGCGCGAAGGGGGAAATAACCCTCGCGTATGTGTGTAGGCTTCCAATGACTTTCAACAAAGTCAATGGGACCTGTGCGCAAATGGGATTCCTCGCTCGGAAGGACTCCCAAAGCGCGCCTCACTACATAATCTTTCATGATCTGTTTGCCGATCATGAAATTCCCCACAGGTTTCCCTTGCCAAGAGCGACACTGTCTCGGTGGGCGGTCAGGTGCACGACCAACCTCACCACACGGCTCGGGAGAGCCAGGCAATGAACCCAACCAATTAGTCAGTTGTTCCATAGCCGAAGCCTCCAGCCCCGAACGAGCCGCAGCAGTGCCAAACAACGCCCAAAACGACGGCGTTGCAGGTGTCACTCCCCTGTTTGTTGCCAACCCTGCCTTCGGTGGCAACCGGACTCTGACCGAACCAGTATCCAACGGACTGGTGAACAAACTCCCGTTATCTGGTGGCGGAGACCCACACTGAAGCCGTGCTTCCATAATCATGCAGCGCTGCAAGTTTTAACCCTAGCTGCGCACATAGAGGGGCGGACGGTGGTTATATGACACCACCCCGAAAACACAACAACACCTCCCCTACGGTTAGGCCCGCAGCCCCGGTCGCTCCGTTTATCGCACGAAGACCCGTAAGCCAACACGCAGACTCAAACTGCTCATACTGGGAGAGGTTTCCTCAGCTACTTTCCCAAGGTAGCCTGTGGCCGAAGCCACCCGGGTTTTCAGGCCGTT